ACGAGATCCGTTTCTTTACAGGGAAGAGTCTTTGCCCCCGAGCCCATCGTTCTATTTCTCCCCAAAGGACGACGACCAGCCTGAACTGGCGCTGACCGGACACGACCAGCCAAGACTGGCAACTATGAGCCCAGATCAGCACGGCTCTCATGTGCATGGTGTGGTGGAGTGGGCACGGAAGTTCATGTCTGTAAATCTCATGGAGTGGCAGATCGCAGCACTTGCCGATCAGTTGGCGTTCTCTGATGAAGCTGGTCTTGAGCTTGTGACTCGAAGCTCTTTGGTCAGCTGTGCGCGTCAGCAGGGAAAGTCAGTTGCGCTTCGAGCTTTGGCTGGCTGGTGGCTGACCGAGATGCCAAAGATCCGAGGAGAGAAACAGACAGTGCTTTTGATGGCACACCGTCTTGATAGTGCAGCCGGAATCTATGAAGAGATCGCCGAACTCCTCGAGCAATACTTTGACGCAAAGCTAACTCGCTCATACGGTCGTTTAGCTGCAAAACTTCCAGACGGATCCAAACTTCTCGTCCGATCAGCCAAGCCAAACGCAGCTCACGGTCTCTCTGTGGATCTTGCTCTTGTGGATGAGGTCTGGGGAATTGACGAAGAAGTTATCGATGGCGGTATCACGCCGACCATGCGCGCACGACGCTTCCCTCTTTTGAGCATGTGGTCTACAGCTGGCACCGAAGAATCAAAGGTCATGATGCGCTACCGAGAGATGGGTCTTCGTCTGATTGACACTCATGAGCCAACTAACTTCCACTTCCGTGAATGGTCTCCGCCACCAGATCTTGATCCGATGGATCCTGTCGCGTGGGCATATGCGAACCCTGCTCTCGGCAAGACACTCGAGATGTCCACAATCGAATCAGAGTCACAGCTTCCCGATCGCGCATCGTTCCTACGATCAAGCGTGAACCTTTGGATAGCAACCGACCGCTCGTGGCTCCCTCAAGGACTCTGGACACAGCTTGCCACTTCTGAGCCACTTCCAGCTGGGGGAGTGGTTGCAGTTGAGGTGGACTTCAACGACTCGCACTACTACGCCACAAGATCTGTCCTGATGCCGGACGGAAAGATCGGGGTCACTGTCGCGTTCACTTGCGACACACAGACACAGCTCTGGGATCATGTGCGCGAGATCGCTAAAGATCACTCAGTCAAGTTCGCTCTTACGCCGACCGTCGATCTTCAATGTCCACCATATTTGCAAGCGCGTCGAGTCATCGTCGGCTACGCCGAGATCCTGAAATGGACTCCAGCTGTCCAAGGATTGATCCGTGAAAAACAGATTGTCCACACAGGCGAGATGGCATTGGCAGAGCATGTCGTGCGCGCTGTCTCGGTTCGCACTCAAGGCTCTATCGCTGTCAGCTCTCAGCGTTCGCCCGGACCGATTGAATTGTGCAGGACAATGATCTTCTCGACTGCAATCGTCGCTGGCAATCGTCACGCTCGCGGGAAGCCACAGCTCGTCGTGGTGGCGAACTAAGATCGGCGCGGAGTCGTGCGTCGAGCCTTTCGTCGGAGAAGTCCCTGATGCGCGACTCCACCAAAAAACTATGAAAGAGTAGAGACATGGCATTATTTGATCGCAAGGTATCTAAAGCTGCAATCTCTGAACCAGTCGGCAAGGCTGCAGCTGCAGGCGGTGGATACAACGGTGCATCCATGATCGGCGCGTATTACACCTACCAAGAAGGCGAAGCGCGCAATCGTGCGATGAGTGTCCCAGCAATTTCACGCGCACGCGATCTCATGGCATCAGTTATCTCATGCATGCCGTTGATCATGTACAAAGAAACATGGAACGAACAAGAACAAGAAATGCAAGAAACTCGTCTTGCTCCGCGTTCATGGCTTCGCAGAATGTCCCCATCAATTCCAAACTCCACGCTCCTCAGCTGGTTATTCGATGATATTTTCTTTTACGGTGTGGGTTACCTCGCAATCACGGCGAGAACGGCTGACGGAATGCCTTCAGAGTTCGAGCGTCTACCAGCCGGAAGCATCACCCGACGCGATCAGGCAGGTCCCGTCTTCTTCGCACCATCCAAAGAGCTCTACTTCCTAGGACAAGAACTCGACTACCGAAATGTCGTGCAATTTATCTCAGGCATCCAAGGCATCATCTACCAATCGCCCGGAGTAGTGAACACTGCACTCAAGCTTGAATCCAGCCGATACAGAAATGCCGAGTCGCTTATTCCATCGGGAGTTCTTCGTCAAACTGGCGGTGAGCCCTTATCACCCGCTGAGCTCAGTTCAATCGGCGCGCAATTTGAGTCGGCGAGAAAACTCAATCAGATCGCTGTTCTAAATGAGTTCCTATCTTTTGAGCCATCACAAGCAACACCAGACAAGATGCTTCTGATTGACGCTGCGAACTATCAAGCTCTCGAATGTGCGCGTCTAACCAATGTTCCGCCATACCTTGTCGGCGTAAGCACTGGCTCTTACTCCTACCAGTCATCACAGCAAGCACGCGCAGATCTTTACATCTTCGGCGTGAAGGCTTACGCAGAATGCATCGCCAACACACTCTCAATGGATAATGTGTTACCAAGAGGAACAATGGTGAAGTTCGACGCATCGGAATATCTCGAAGAAAATTATCTTGCCGACACGATGGACAGAGAAGACATGCCGGTAGAAAACACACAGGAGCAGATCGCAGAATGATCCAGTTCACAGCACAATCAGTATCAATCGATGCAGCAGGACCAGACGGTCAAGCTCGACGCACGATCACAGGCATCGCAGTTCCTTACGGAGTAGAAGCAACGGTCTCGGACGGAACTTCGGTCCGCGTGCTCGAGGGAGCTTTGCCAGTTGATGGAAAGGCTCCTCGTCTGCTGATGAATCATTCGACAGATATGGCAATCGGAATCGTGACGGCACGAGAATCCACCCCAGAGGGAATGCTTTTCACAGCCAAAATCAGCGACACCCAAATGGGCAACGAAGCAATGACACTGATGAAAGACGGAGTACTTGACTCAGTAAGCATCGGAATCACCCCGACGCAGTTCAGCTACGACGAAGCCGGAACTATGGAGATACGCGCTGCTGTCTGGAGCGAGCTCAGCATCGTCGCCATCCCAGCATTCGCAGGAGCACAGATCACCGACATAGCTGCGAGTATCCACCAACCAGATGAAGAAGTAAGCAATAATCAAGAAGTAGTCCCAGAACAGGAGCAAGAAATGGCACAAGAAATTGAAGTAACAGCACCAGTCGAGGCATCAACCCCGACACCACTTTTCGCATCAGCAAAGCGTGAACCACGCCTGCCAAGTGCAGCCGAGTTTGTTGCAGCAATGCACAAAGGCGGAGAAGTTGCAGCCAACGCAAGTCGCGTATGGAACGACTATCGCGCTTATCACAAGTCAGACATTGAAGCTGCAGCTGGAGACAATGTGCTCAGCAATGACGCAGGTATCGTCCCGGTCAGCATCTTGGCTCCTGTCTTCGCGGATATCAACTACATTGCTCCGGTGCTAAATGCACTCGGCACTCGCGCAATGCCAGCTGGTAACACTGGCGCGACATTCGTGAGACCAACTTGGACTACTCACCCGACGGTGGCACAGCAGAGCACTGAACTCACAGCAGTATCGGCAACGACTGCAGTGATCGCAGCGAACACGGTTAGCAAAGTGACATTCGCTGGTCAAGCACAGCTCTCATACCAAGTGATCGACTTCACTGATCCGAACGCAATGCAGATCATCATTCAAGACTTGGCTGGACAGTACCTCAGCGCAATCGACAACTACGCTGCAGACAACTTGCTTGCAGCCGCTTCGTCAGATGGCGTGTGGGACCTAACTCCAGAAGACTTGATGAAGTCAATCTACGATGCAGCAGTAACCATCTCGTCAGCAACGAACTACTTGCCGACACACATGTTCGTGGATCCTGCAACTTGGGCATTGATGGGTCAGCTTGTAGACAGCACCAAGCGTCCAATCTTCCCAGCACTCGGTGCACCGGGCTTGAATGGCATGAACTCACTTGGAGCTGGTTCAGCTACATCATGGTCAGGCATGAACCCACTCGGTCTTGAGATCGTGGTGGACAACAAGTTCGCAGCCAAGACAATGGTCATCATGAACAAGAACGCCTTCGAGGTCTACCGTCAAGATCGTGGCTTGCTCAGCGTCGAAGTGCCAAGCACTCTCGGTCGCCAGATGAGCGTGTTCGGATATGCAGCAACCTTCGCTGCTAACTCGAACATGATCCGCAAGATCACACAGGCTTAGTCGAGAGCGGGGCTACCGCTCATGGCAACATACAGCGTCACTCACAAGTACCTGCTGGATAACTACGCCGTACTGCAACTTCTGACCCCATCGGAAATTGCAGTCGGCGAGTCCATCACAGTCACATCAGTAGATGCAACATTCAACGGCACCTACACGGTCTACGCATTACCTGAGTATCTCTATCTAGGCATTGATACCGAAGGCGATTTGATCTTTGATGTCAATGTCCCGATCTCGAATCAGGTCCTCTACGCAAAAACCGCAAGCGATGTCTCGCGTGTAGCTTCAACCGGAACGGTCACATATACCCAGACCTGCACTTGGATCACACAACAAAACATCCTCGACTGGTTGGGCATCTCCGTTGCAAGCGCCAGCGATCAGGCGTTCGTGACGATTTGTGCAGCTGCATCAAATGCTTTTTGCAGTCGCCGAAGAGCTGAGGCAGGATATACAGGGGACTCACTGACCATCGTGCCATCCCAAGATGTGTATCTCGGAACCGTGATGTATGGCGGAGCTCTTTATAAAGCTCGAGGATCGGTCGATGTATTTTCAAGCTATCAAGACATGGGTCAGACACCAGTCGTCGGAATGAACGGACAGATCAAACAACTTCTCGGCATTGATCGCCCAGCCTGCGCATGACAGTCTCCAACTACACCGATCTCTTCAATAACGCCATGAGCGCATTGACGACAAAGCTTGCAACAGCAACTGGCTTGCAGGTCGTATCGGATCCGCGAAATATGCGTCCACCATGCGTCTTCATCAGCGCACCATCGTTCACAATGTGGAACTACAACATCGCCAAAATGACATTCCCCGTCCAGATCATCTCAATGGGTCCGGGCAACTCAGACGCTTTGGGTAACATCCTCAACATGGCTGCAGCTGTGATGACCGCAAATGTCGGAGCGACCTCAGGATCCCCGACCAGCGTCGATGTCGGTGGGGTAGTTCTTCCGGCATATGAAATGATGATTGAAGTTCAGGCACAGACCGCATGAGCTTCTTTATCGCATCCGAAAAGCTTGGCAAGATCGGCGAACTGTACGAGCCGAAGGCTGGCATAAATGTCGGCGCACTTTTGGCTGGTGGCTTTATTACTGAGCGCGCTGAGGTATCAACCACAGAAGAAGAAAAACCTGCTAAAACTAAACCTAAGAAAGCATCCAAGGAGTAATCATGGCAACTAGCACTTATCTTTCGTCACCAGTAGTCACCGTCAATGCAGTGGATCTCAGCGATCAATGCACAGGCGCGACCGTGAACATCAACTACGACCAGCTCGAAGCAACCGCATTCGGTGATGGATCGCGCAAGTATGTCTCGGGACTCGGATCACACTCAATCACCCTCGACTTCTATGCGAGCTTCGCAGCGACCGAAACTTGGATCACCCTTTCAGCTTTGGTTGGCACATCGACGACAGTGATCGTTCAGCCAACCGCTGGCACTGAATCGGCAACTAACCCGAAAATGACTTTGACTGGATGCTTCTTGGCAACTGTGCCAGTCGTGACTTCACTCGGAGCTCTCGGAACCATCAGCGTGACCTTCAATGGTGGTGTCTATACAACGGATGTAACCCCAGCATAAATTGACCGCACATCGGTCCGACACGAAAGCGAGTACTAATGAAGCTGCACCTAAAGGTGACAGAGAGTGGCAAAGACCCATACGAAGTGACAACTAATCTCGTCACACTTGTCGCATGGGAACGAAGGTTCAAGCGCAAAGCTTCAGACATGGCGAACGGGATCGGCGTAGAAGATCTTGCGTTCTTGGCGTGGGAAGCATGCAAGCAAGCGAAGATCGTCGTGCCGGGAGAGTTTGACAAGTTCATTGCCAAGCTTGACTCGGTAGAAGTGAGCGCTGAGGAAATAGAAAACCCTACCCACGCGGAACTCACCGAAGGCTCCTAGCAGAATTGCTGGTTGCTCTTTCGTGGGCTCCGCGCTTTTACGAAGAAGAGTTTGACACCGCCGACCTACTCACTGTCACTACTGTGTTAGAGGAAAGAAACAGGAAGTGATGACATGGCGAGAACTGGATTAGAAGTTTATGGGATCAAAGAAACCCTCAAACAACTAAACAAACTCGCCCCAGAACTCCGTCGTGAAATCACGCGCGACTACAAGCGGATCACTTTGCCAATGGTGCAAGCTGCAAGAACTGCCGTTCCCGGAGAGCCACCGTTATCTGGCATGTATCGCAAGTGGCGACGCGGTGGTCCTTGGTACGGATCGAAAGTGGATCAGAAGATCAATGTCAAGATTGACACTCGACGCGCGCGCAAAAAGAACCTTGACAAAGGCGCACAATACGAGACTCTCGGCGCGTTTGTTTTTCAGTCCAATGAAACATGGGGACAGATCTTTGACATGGCTGGACGAAATGCAGCAAAAGACGGAACTGTCCAGAAGCGCTTTTACGGTGGCAAAGAATACCGATACACATGGAATAACACGCTGATCCAAAACCTCAACATCAACTGGGGTCGAGCATCGCGTTACATGTATCCAACTGCTGAGAGCTATGAGTCAATCCTCGAGCATGAGATCCAAGGTCTCGTCTGGAAAACTGAACGACTACTCGCAGAAGCAATCGCAAGAAGTGAGGGCAACTAATGGCAATTCGCATACCCATCATCACAGACTTCCAAGGCGACGGACTCAAGAAAACATTCGAGCAATTCAAGGCACTCGAGACCAATGCAGAGAAGGCATCATTCGCTCTCAAGAAGTCATTCCTTCCAGCGACTGCAGCGATCGCAGGATTGACAGCTGGGCTTGTCATGAGCTCAAAGGCAGCTGCAGAAGATCAGGCTGCACAGGCACAACTTGCGCGCCAACTCCAAGCAACTACAGGAGCAACCGACAAACAGATCCAAGCGAATGAAGATTTCATCAGCACTCTGTCCAGAAGCGCAGCTGTCGCCGACGATGAACTTCGTCCAGCGCTTTCGGCTTTGGTCATCGGTACTGGCGATCTAGCAACCGCACAGGACGCGCTCAAGACCGTTCTTGATGTCTCGGCTGCCACAGGTAAGGGCGTTCAAGAAGTCGCTGATGCTGTGTCAAAGGCTTACGGCGGAAACATGAAAGCCATCAAGCAACTATCGCCAGAGCTCTTCAAGCTCATCAAAGATGGCGCGTCAGTTGATGAAGTCATGCAGTCCCTCGCATCGACTTTCGGTGGCGCTGCATCAACCGCTGCGAACACTGCTCAGGGCAAATTCAAGAACCTCACGATCCAACTCGGTGAAGCCAAAGAAGCAATCGGAACCGCGCTTCTTCCAGTCGTTGAGGTCATGGTCGGCGCGTTCACAAACTTTGCTATTTGGGCACAAAAAAACACAGCTGTCATCATTGGCATTGCGACCGCTTTCGGACTAATCGCTGCAGCAATCGTCGGAGCCAATATCGCAATGGCTGCATGGAAAGCCATCAGCGTCATCACAGCTGCAGTGAACTATGCGCTCGCAGCATCCTTCACAGCTGTCCAAATCGCGACAGGTATCGGCATCGCTGTCGTCATTGCAGGCATCGCAGCTTTCGCTTTATACAAGCGCCAGATGGACGGAATGAAAGACAGTCTCGGCGCGTTCAATACGACGCAGGGATACAGCAATTCACAGCTTCAGCGCATGGCAGACAATGGCACACTCGCAACCGAGGTCGTGACTGGTCTTGATACTGCTGCAACTGGTGCTGGTGGCGCGATTGACAAGATGGCAGAAAAGATCAAGAAGGCTCGAGAAGAGCTGACGGATCAATTCAGCACAGCACTCGACACAGCCAAAGGCAAGCTTGAAGAAGCGAAGAAGGCTTACGACGACTTCAAGGGAACGGTCGCCGAGTCGGTCACTGGCGAGTTCTCGGTATCTGGTGCAGCCGACGCAGCAAAGGAAGCCGGAACGACCATCCTTGCCCAACTCAATCAGCAGGCATCAGGGGCAAAACAGTTCAGCAAGCAAGTTGAGCAACTGCTCGCAATGGGCTTGTCACAGGACGCGCTGAGAAGCGTTCTAGAGGCAGGTCAAGAGGCTGGCAGTGCAATCGCTAATGAACTGATTATCGGGGGCTCAGACGCGATTACAGGACCCACTGGGATCAACACGCTAGTGAGCGACCTCAACTATGTCGCCGATGCTTTGGGCACTTTGGCTGCAGACAAGTTCTACCAAGCTGGAGTCACACAAGGCGAGCAGTACTTGGCAGGCGTACAGTCAGCAATTCAAGCTGCAGAACTATTGCTGAAGAACCCGAACCTCAAACTCGCAGATGTCAAGGGCATCGGAGCCAACTTTGCCAACACAGTTTCCACGATCAACACAGGCGCGCCAGCATCACCGACCTCGGCTGTCGGCGGAGCTGCAGCTGCTCGCGGTGGCAACAACTACACAGTCAATGTGAACGGCGGAGTAATGACCAACGCTCAGACAGGCAAGGTCGTCATTGACGCTGTGAAGAGCTTCAACCGTGCATCGGGTCCAGCTGACATTGCGGTCCGTCCGATCTCTGGCAGATACTAATGAGCGCATCCGTCATCCAGTCGGGTGAATATCTTCTAGAGATTGATACTGGATGGGACTCTTCAAGCTTTGTGCTGGACTCCAGCGTGAAGGGCATTCTGGACGATCCGACCTACCCACTGGGACCGACGACAGACTTCGCTGATGTGACCACAGGCGTTCTTGATGTGTCCATCACTCGAGGACGACGCGACATCGGGGACCAGTTCGTGCCTGGCATCATGAACTTCACACTCAACGACCAGCTCGCCGAAGGAGCCTTCAATCCGTTCAATACGGACGCGCCCACATACGATCCTGCAAACAATGAGCCCGGCATCGCACCTATGCGTCGAGTCCGCTTCTACCGATACAACTCGCTCAATGTTGCCGAGTCACTCTTTCAAGGCTTCATCGTCAATTATGACTATCAGTTCAATCTTGATGGCAACGACCTAGTGAACATCCAAGCAATCGATGACCAGTATCTTCTTTCGCAAGCATTCCTAGACGAATGGAATGTGCATGAAGAGATCGCATCAACTCGAGTCGTAAACCTTCTCGCGCTGCCAGAAGTAGATGCTTTCCAAGGTGTAGGTCAGCAATCAATAGAGACCTCAGCGGTGACTCTCGGCGGTGCAGCTGCCTACACAGTTCCGTCCGGATCTAATGCTCAGGGGTATCTCAATGACATCATGGCTGCAGAACAGGGACGCGCATTCGTGGACCGCTCAGGGGTCTTCACATTCCAAAATCGAATATCTTCAACGGTCTCAGCTCCATCCGTTTATTTTGGCGATAACGATCTAAGCCACACTCCATACGATGCTGTATCAATCAATTTCGGCGCAGACAAAGTAATCAACCGCGCAAGCGTGACCCATCTCGGAGCCACAGGACCAGAGACAGTTGATGACCTAGCAAGCCAAGCGAAATACTTTATCCAAGCCGTCGCCTACACCGAAAGTCTCGTCCACAACGACACTGCAGCTCTTGCTCTGGCGACTTATCTGATCCAAGGAGAACCGTCCGCAACGCTGACCAGCGTGAACACAGGCTTCCAGATGCTTTCCACAGGCGAGCGCGACACTGTGGCAATCCTCGAAATCGGCGACACGATAAGCGTTGAAAAGACCATCACAACGACATCAACGACCACGAGCGTCATCGCACAAGAATCCTTCATTGAGGGAATTGAACATCGGATCTCATATTCACAACCTCATCAAGTCACTGTGTACACAAGCCCAACATCCGTCTATCAGGTATTCATTCTTGACAGTTCCACACTTGACACGATATACGCACTAAGTTAGGAGCACTTATGGGAGCCAACGCACAAACAATCGTCCCCGTCTTTACCGCTGGGCAGGTACTCACCGCTGCACAAATGACGCAGGTGAACACAGGCATACCGGTCTTTGCAACCACAGTGACACGAGATGCTGCATTCGGTGGCGTAGGCGAGAAGACTCTTGCACAAGGACAGATGGCATTTATTGAAGCAACAAACTCAACGCAGTACTACAACGGATCAGCATGGTTGAACATTGGACCGTCTGGTCTCGTTTTGTTGAAAGCCGAAACAGCCTTTACCACAGCAACCAGCGTCACGGCTGACTCGATCTTTACAAGCGCCTATACAAACTATTTCATGACTGTTCGTTATCAAACAACATCATCAGCAGGTGGCATTAGATTCAAGGTGCGCGCTGGCGGTACCAGCGTCTCAACGGGTTATAACCAGATCGTGAACAATGGTTATGTCTCAAGCAACACAATTACTACAACATCAAGCACAACATCCTTACAAATTGCCGACAACACAAACAGCGGTGGATTCGCTTATACAACTGTAAACATCAGCGGAATTGCGCTAGCTGAAGCAACTGTGGTGACTGCTTTGAACTCATCAAACTTTGGTGCGTTTACAGCACCACAATCAAACTTTATTGCCAGCAACCACAGCACCGCAACCGCATATGATGGTATGGAATTACTTGTCGGAGCTGGAACAATGACAGGTTCATATACCGTTTACGCTTACGCAAAGGCGCTATAAAATGATTATCAACGACAACGGCACAGACCGCGAAATGACACCAGACGAAATACTTGAATACGAGGCGTGGCAAAAAGTTGCACAAAAAGAAGACAAAGCAAAAGAAAAAGCCGACGCAGATCGTCAAGCACTTAAAGAAGCAACACTTGCAAAACTTGGACTTACTGCCGACGAAGTTGCTGCACTGCTGTCCTAATGAAATGGCGTTACCTCATCGGATATTTTGCGCTCATTGCAGTCGTCTTGTGGGGATGCTCTGGATGTGCTGATCGGACTCGAATGAACTGCATCCGAACAAAGAATCAAGCTGTCACACTTACCACAGAGCTTCAAGTCGGCGGTGGTCGTTGTGGCTAGATACACCAACGACGAAATAAAAGCACGACTCATCCTTGTCGTCGGCATCGGTCTGACATGCGCTTTTGTCGGCTCAATCTTTACCCTGCTTTACGGTCTGCTCTTTGTGACTCAGCCACTTGAGCAAGCACCGAACGACGCTGAAGCCTTCTCAGTACTGAACCCGATGCTCATGACATTGAGTGGCGGTCTAATAGGATTACTTGCATCCAACGGACTCAAAAGCAAAACAAAGGATGACAACCATGAAAGCTAAAGACAAAGCCCTACTCGCTTCATACGGTCGCTCAGTGATCGCAGCTGTCATCGCGGTGTATTCCACAGGCAACACTGATCCAGCCGACCTTGGCAAAGCAGCGCTTGCTGCACTTGTTCCAGTGTTGATCCGATATGTGAACCCTAAAGATCTGGCTTTCGGTCGTGGCAATAGCCAAAGCTAAAGCTGGAGTCCCGAACGCTCGGGATTACATTGGCAACGCCGACGGAGCATCACCAGCTCCTCGAGCCGGGATGAACGAATGGATCAAGCAAGCCATCGCTGCATCAAACGGCGCGCTTTGGAATAACGGTTCGTGGGGTCAGCGTGACATGCGCGGAAAGCCCGGATCGCTTTCAGTTCATGCGACTGGCAGAGCTGTTGATCTTTCGTATCGCAAGAGCGAAAAGCATCCGAATGCTGGACGCAAAGAAGCACTTGTCTTTATCGACAAGCTTGTTGCCAACGCGAACGATCTTGGTCTTCAGTGCATCCTTGATTACTTCCCAGAGCCACAGGGACGCGCTTGGCGTTGTGACCGCTACGCATGGCTCAAATATGACAAGCCAACGATTCACGGCGCTCCCGGCGGAGATTGGTTTCACATTGAGATCACACCACAAGCTGCAGACTCAGTGATCTGGGTAAAAGCTGCATTTCTAAAGGTTTTCGGAGAAATCCCACCTAAAGCTTGACCGATGCCCTAAGGTCGAATCACCGACGGAAGGCAAGTGACTATGAGTGAACCACAGTTCTTCGATTACAGCGTCTATGTAGGCGTAATGGATAACGGACAAGAGATCCTCGTACAGATCTTCACAGAGCCCGAAACGGGAAAATATTTACTAGGACAAATCGCATTCAGATCGCACGCTTCATCATGGGGCGTGCCTATACCACTGGAGAAAAAATGAACTATTTAGCAGAAAAATTGATTGGGCTAGTGCTTTGTACAGTTTTTGGGGTTACGGCTTTCACAGGGGCTCCTAGCGCGTCTAAAGAGCCTTCTGGGACTATTGCCTTAGCGCCGATCAGCGTTCAGCCATACCTGATTGAGCCGACCACGACCACCAGCTCCACGATCTTCATTGATCCTTACTCGAGCGCATGCCAACAGTTTTCAGCTCTTGCCATCAACTTCGGCTGGGATCCGGAACAGCGCACAATCCTCGAGTCCATCATGAAGCGCGAATCAAACTGCACACCAAACGCGATCAATCGCAAAGACCCATTTGGCGGATCACGCGGACTGCTGCAGATCAACGGGTCATGGCACAAATGGCTCATCGGCAAAGGGATCATCGCCAAGCCTGCAGATCTGTTACAGGCTCAGACTAACTTGCTCGCTGGATTAGCAATTTACAATTACGGCATGGAGCGTTATGGCTTCGGATGGGGACCTTGGAGCGTCAAATGAGCGAAGGTGTTGCATGGAATCAAGGCGAACTGTCCGAAGAAACACGCAGAATGGTATTGGAGCAAGCAATGCAAACAAATCACACAATGGCAATCTTCGGTCTCATGGATGACATTCTGGCAGTGAGTCAAAACCCTCACGCATCAATCATCCGTCGTCTTCGCACGATGAAGAACCAACTCTCACTGAATGATCCGATGCCACTTTACGATGTGACTACACTGGATCAAGCAATCAAAGCGCTGGAAGCGCACTCATAGAAAAGGCATCCGACATGTCCGACCATCAGCCAGAACTATTCCAAATCACTACAGGGTTAGGTGGCACTAAATATGTGCCAACAGTCAATCGCAATGTCGTTATCACAGCAAAGAAAGCGCATCCAACATCACTAAGCGCTGCCAAGAACGCATTCCCACGATCAGGATCCAAGCGTCAAAAGATCTACAACGCAATCAAGCTCTTCGGTGGAATGACAGACGAAGAACTAGAACGCACACTTGAAATGTCCGGCAACACTGTCCGACCTTCGCGTGTGTCACTTGTGCGCGACGCTCTAGTCATGGACTCAGGACGCACACGCAAAACCATCTCAGGCAATGATGCGATCGTCTGGGTGGTTTGCTAATGGCATTCGATCTAAGCAACTACGAAACAGTCGAGCAACGCTTAGTCCGATGGTGGGCTGCATATCCCGACGGTCGAATACACACCACGATGATGAACTATTCAGGCGACGCTTGCGTGTTCTACGCACAGCTCTACGCACACAAAGATGACAAAGATCCAATCTCAACGGGTTACGCAGAAGAGATCAAAACTGATCGCGGAGTGAACTCGACATCGTTCGTGGAGAACTGTGAGACCAGCGCAATCGGGCGCGCCATATCAAACTGCCCGATCCAAGGACACGGAAACGGTCCACGACCTTCTCGTCAAGAGATGGAAAAGGTCGCTCGGCTGGGGGGCAACCTAGCGCCCACAACTGATCGCCCAGCCGGGCAACCATCCACTCAAGAACATGTACCACGCGGAGCATTCGCAACACCGAAGCAACTCGGTTACATCAAGAAGCTCGCCAAAGATGCAGGACTAGACGATCTCAGGCTTCTAGAGCTCATCCAGCGCACACTCAACAGTGATGAAGCTGTCCTCGAGCTCTTGAAGTCTCATGAAGCGTCGGCAGTGATTGAAGCGCTCAAGTGAGTTATGTGGCATTCAACATCATCGGCATCGTCATAAGTGTGTG